GTCGGAATACGTCTGCGTCGATCACAAGGGCCGCAAGGACTTTTTGCACAGCCTGTCACGCAACTGGCGCGAGGTGACGTGGGTTGCGGCGGCGTCCTACATGACACGGGCGCAGGCCGGGGCGCGGTTTAAGAAGTACAGCGGCGACGAGTACCAGCGCGCCGAGTACCGGGTTGACAAGGATGCGCAGGAGATCGGCGGCGCCGACAACCGCGAGCGCGCGCAGTTCTGGGAGATCTGGCACAAGGGCCTGAACAAGGTTGTCTGGGTGGCCGAGGGCTGCGAGGACGTTCTCGACGAGGCCGAGCCGGACGAGCTTGCCGATCTCAACAATTTCTTCCCGTGTCCAATGCCGGCGTACAGCGCCACGCAGCCTGGCAGCCTGATCCCGGTCCCGGACGTGCTGCAGTACAAGGATCAGCTTGACGAGGTGAACACCTTGACGAGCCGGCTGCACGCGCTCGCGCAGTATCTCGAGGTGAAGGGCTTCTATCCGGCCGGCTCGGCCGAGATCAGCGACGCCGTGCAGGCTGCGGTGAAGATGAAGTCGCCGGGCCGAGTCCTCGTCCCGATCAGCAATTGGGCGGCGTTCGGCGGCAGCAAGGAGGTGATCATCTGGATGCCGATCGATATGATCGCCACCACCATCACGGCAGTCATCGCGGTGCGCAAGCAGATCATCGAGGACATCTACCAGATCATGGGGCTGAGCGACATCATGCGCGGCTCGACGGATCCGGCAGAGACTTTGGGCGCACAGCAATTGAAGTCGCAATATGGCTCGGTGCGCATCCGCGACAAGCAGGGCGAGATGGTGCGCGTGGCGCGAGACATTGAGGAGATCACCGCCGAGATCATGTGCAGCGACTTTAAGTTCGAGACGCTGTTGCAGATGTCGCAGATGGAGATACCGACTGCCGACGAGCAGCAGCAGAAGCTGATGGGGTTGTCGCAACAGATGCAGATGCTGCAACAGCAGGCCATGCAGGCCATGCAACAGATGCAGCAGCCGCAGATCGCGCCACCGCAGCCGGGCGCTCCGCCGCAACCACAGCCGGCTCCGCCAAACCAAGACGCCATGCAACAGTTGCAGCAGCAGTTCATGAAGTTGCAGGGCGATATGGAGGACGAGCAGGCAAGGCCGACGCAGGAACTGATCGAGGAGTTTATCCACGACTACCGCACCACGGCGTTTGTGCTGGACATTGAGACCGACAGCACCATCCAGTCCGACGAGAACGCCGAGAAGCAGCGCCGCGGCGAGTTCATGGGCATGATGGCACAGCTATTGCCACAGTTGGGTGCGCTGGTCGCGGCACAGCCGGGCGCGGCCGAGTTCTGTGGCGAGTTGTTGAAGTTCTCGGTGGCGCCGTTCCGGGTGGGCCGTACGCTGGACGGCTCGATCGACAACCTGGTGGATCAGGTTGAGGCGATGGCGGCACAGCGTGTCGGCAAGCCTGATCCCAAGATGGAGGCCGAGCAGAAGAAGCTCGACGCCGTGACGCAGCTCGAGATCAAGAAACTGGAGGCCAAGAAAGCCGAGAGCGACGGCAAGGCTCAACTGGAAATGACGAAACTGCAGCAGCAGGGTGCGATCGAGCAGGCCAAGTTGCAGGGCGAGCAGCGTGTTGCGATGTTCGAGGCCGAGAGCAAACGCCGGCTCGAGGAGGCCAAGATCGGCCACCTCCAGGTCAAGGCGCAGTTCGACGCGCAGCAGCACGAACAGAAGCTTGTCGAAGGCCAGCAGAAGATGGCGTTGCACACGCAGGTGGCACAGCAGAAGGCCGTGGACGCACAGAACCGCAATGCCGACATGGCGTCACGCCGCCAGTTGAGCGAGCGCAACCAGTTGTTCAAGGAACGGCAAGCCGCGGTTGATCCCTATCCATCGGTGCTTGGATGACGCTTGAGCTCGAAAAACCTGTGCGACACGAAAATGCGCTGCCCGAGGAGGTGCGCGGCAATGTGTACAATTTTCTACATCTGCCAGGGTGGGAAACCGGATGGAAGTCAAACTCCAAGCGCGATGGCTATTCGTTTCTGCACAAGCACTACGCGGGGCATCGTAAGACAAACGCCGAGGCATACGACTGCGAGGTGGAGCTACAAGAGGCTGCCCCGATCGTCCATGACGCCTGGCTCAGAGTCCGAGATAAAATATTTGCCGGCCACAAGCTAGTGCGGTGCTACGCCAACGCATTGGCTTACGGCATGGATGGCACGGTTCACTCCGACGCAAGTGAACCGGGCAACTTCACCGCTGTGTACTACCCCCATGAGCGGTGGAGCCCAAACTGGGGCGGTGAGACGATGTTCTATAACCAAGGAGAGAACCGCATCATCGCCTGCTTTTTTCCGAGGCCCAACAGCATTGCCGTGTTCGATGGCCGCATACCGCACCGGGCCAATGGCGTGACGCGAAGCTATCCGGGGATGCGGATCACCTTAATGTGGAAGACGGAGAAGCCAGATGCCGCAACCGTATGATGCCAACCGCGACGACATTGCCGACGCGCTGATGGGACAGAACAAGGGCGGCGCGCTGGGCTACGGCCTGTCAGGACTTGCCGGCGCCATGCCGGCCACCATGCCTACGGCAGCACCTCCCGGCATGCCGCAGACGCCTGCCGGTGGTGTCCCAGGTAGTGGGCTGGCACCGGCAGTGCCGTCAATTATGCCGCAACAACCGCGCCAGCAGGGCATGTCGCTGCCTATGACAGGTATGGGGACGATGCCTGAGTTGAGCGGCGGCATGCCGCAGATGGGCGGCTTAGGTGCAATGGGCGGTATGCCGCAAGGGGAACTGCGGGGCATGTATCATAAACGGCGCGCGTACTAATGAACGATCGGCAGCGCGAGTTCCTGATCTCGTTGGACGCCAACAAGACGCGCCACAGCGGACGCACGCTGTTCGATCATCTGAAGGGCGTGCATGACTTGCTGCGCGACTGGGACAACGACACTGACGTTTGTCTCGCCGGCCTGTTCCACAGCATCTACGGCACCAACGTGTTCAAGCACCAGTCGCTGCACGATCGCGGTGCACTGGTGAACATGATCGGCGTCAAGTCAGAGCTGCTGGTGCATCATTTTGCTACCGGCGATCGTCCGCTGTTCGAGAGCGTCGAGGACAAGAAGACGCGCAGGCAGTTGATGGAGATCGAAGCCGCCAACCTGATCGAGCAGGGCAGCACTGGCGCGTCTTTGCGCAAGCTGTCGCGGATGAAACTGAGCAACGGCGCCAAGGCGGCGTTGATGGGTGAGGTTGGGTGATGGCTGAAGACTGGATGAGCCAGTTGGCCGCGCAGGATCAGTACGACAACACTGAGCGCGACTTCCAGTATGGCATCCGGCAGACTCCTTGGTTCAGCGAGTTTCAGCAGCGGTTTGGTGAGGAGCCGGATCTCAACACGCCAGACTATAATTATCGTGCAGCATGGGCTGCCGGTGCTCGTCCTGACGTTCGTGATCCTGGCGATAATTTATTGCATTGGGACAGCCGCTATAAAGGCGAAAGCCACCCCAATCGCTTCGTCAATGGCGTAGACACGATCAGCGGGCTTGCGGCCCCGGATGAGCGTGGCTTCCAGCCGCCGCCCAGTGCGTTCGAGGCTGCAGCGGCGCGCGTGCGTGCGCCATACCGCAACTTGCCAGCACCCGGCAGCAACCGGATAGGCCAGCTTGCCGAGCAAGTCACATCGATGCCCAGTTGGGCGGACGTTGCAACACAGCAAATGGCCAAGGACAAGGAAGCGTTCCAGACTGGCGGCATAGGCAGTTTGTTGGCTGACACGTCGGTTGCCCGGGATCTTGCCGGCGGGTTTGGTGGTGGTGGTGGGTTTGCTGGCAGGACCAGTGGCGTTGCATACGCCAACCCGAAACTGCGTGCCAAGGCCGAGGCGTTACAGGGAAAATATCCACAATACGCCGAGCAATATCCCGACATTGGTCCGCCGGCATTGAAGGCCAAACTGCCCGATCCAAAGAACCCAGGAGAGTTTCTAGACAAGCCGGCCAAGGGTGAAATTCCATACGCAAGCATGGAAGAGGCGCTGGCTAGGGATGCCGAGCCTGGGTTTTTCCTGGAGAAGAAGCTGACGCCGGAAGCGGCACAATTTCAGAAGGATCGGTTGACGATCCAAGAGGACATGGATCTGCACGGTTACAAGCCGTACTTCGATCCGAAGAAGCGGTTCGATGTCGATCCCAAGCATTACGGCCCATTCGATGACACCAGCATCGCTGCGGCACCCAAGACAGCAAAAACTGACGCCGAGTGGGCTGAAAAGTACGGCACGCCAGAAGCGCGTGCGCGGCTACAGGAAGGTTTCAAGAAAGGGCAGACGATCAAGGACAGTGCCGACTGGTATTTCATGGGGCAATTGGAGAAGGAATACATCAAGGAGCTTGGCGCAAAAGAGGGGCGTGCCGCGTTCAAGCGCGAGTTCGGCGACATGATGTCGGCAACGACCGGCGGCGCCAGCCCGTACAACAATTTCATGATGTCGCAGTACGCCAACGTGATGGCGAAGCGTGGCGAGCGTATGCCAGAGCGCAGTTTCGAGCTGCCGTTCCCTGTTGGGGGTAGATACGCAGCCGGCAACATCGCCCAGGCGCAGAAATATATAGACGAGGGCCAAGTTGGCTTTAGCGCCGCCACCAACCCGAAGCGATACGACTTTTCATCAGCGTTTGCTGGCAACAAGAACGCCGCGACGACCGACGAGCAGATGATGAATGCTATCAAGCCTGGCGTGAACATACCGGAGTGGTATGGGCCGGCCACGCGAGTGATCCGCGAAGAGGCACAGAAGGCCGGCGTCGATCCGCGCGGCTTTCAGGATGTTGGCTGGGCCGGCCTGAAGTCCGGCAAGGTCGAGGCCAAGGGAAAGACGTTTGACTACGAAGGCCCGATGATCAACCACGTCAACCGTTCGATCGAGACAACCAGCCGGCTCACCGGCATGTCACCTGCCGAGGTGGTGAAGCGTGGTTTGATCCGCAAAGAAATACCGATGTATGGCGTGGGTGGTTTAACGGCGTTGGGCGGCTTAGCCGCGCAAGACGAGTATGGACGATAACCAGGAGGACGACATGGCTAAGCATCCCAGGACGAAAGACGAGGACGAAGACGACACCGACGTGATGACCAAGGCAATACGGACGCGAACCAAGGAAGAGGAAGAGGACGAGGCCGAGGTAGAGCCGTTCCTCGCCAGCGACGTAGCTCCTGGCTTCACGGCCGGGCCGGTGCCGGGCG